GATCCGCCGGCCCTGACGGCGGCGGAGGAGTCCACGGCGTGGCCCAAGGTCACATGGCCCGTAGAGGAGGGAGGTCTGGGCTTCGACCTCAAGTGGAACATGGGGTGGATGAACGACATCTGCCACTATCTGAAAATGGATCCGTGGTTCCGCCAGTACCACCACAAGGATGTGACCTTCTCCATGGTGTACGCCTTCTCGGAGCGGTTCGTGCTGCCGGTGTCCCACGACGAGGTGGTTCACATGAAGGGCTCCCTCCGGGGGAAGATGCCCGGCGACGACTGGCGGCAGCTGGCGGGGGTGCGGGGCTTTTACCTGTACCTGCTGGCACACCCCGGCAAGAAGCTGACCTTCATGGGGACGGAACTGGCCCAATGGCACGAGTGGGATTTCGCCGGACAGCTGGACTGGTATCTGCTGGAGCAGGAGGACTGCCGCCGGACTCATGAATGTATCCGGGAGCTGAACCGCTTTTATCGGAAAAACCGGCCCCTGTGGGAGAACGACAGCGACTGGAATGGCTTCGAGTGGCTGGTGGCCGATGACAACCGCAGCAACGTCATCGTGTTCCTGCGGCGGGATCGGGCGGGCCATGAGCTGGTCTGTGCGGTGAATTTCTCCCCGGAGGCGTGGGAGGACTACCGCTTCGGCGTGCCGGGGGGCAAGCGGTATTATGAAGAGGTGTTCAACACCGACAGCCTCCAGTGGGGCGGCTCCGGTGTGTGCAATGAGGGGCTGCTGACCGTGGAGGACGTTCCCTCCCACGGGCGGGAAAGGTCCCTGAGGATCAGGATCCCGCCGCTGGGCGGGGTGATCCTCAAGGGCCGGTCCAGGCGGCCCGCAGAATCGAAAAACGGAACGGAGGGACGGACATGAAAAAAGAATGTGTCGCCATGCTTCTGGCCGGCGGACAGGGGAGCCGGCTGTATGTGCTTACCGGCGACATGGCAAAGCCTGCGGTACCCTTTGGCGGGAAGTTCCGCATCATTGATTTTCCCCTGTCCAACTGCGCCAACTCCGGTATCGACACTGTGGGCGTGCTGAAAGACCTGCAGGCAGAGAGCGAGATGCCGCCGCATCAGCGTGGGAACAAGAAACGCGGAGAGAAAACCAGGGAGACCTATGCGGCACAGAAAGCCGACAAGAAAGCGGCTCTGCTCAATGCGTTTCACGCCTGCAATATGGACGGGGTGGTGACGCTGAAAGACATGGCGGAGTATCTGGGCATCAGTGAAAAAACCGTCCGCCGCCGTGTCAAGGACTGCGGAGAACTGACCATTGCGGACAACAGCATTCAGCTGTCAAAAGTGGAAAATAATGGTGGGACAAAATGAGGGACAACAGTGTATATATAAATATATACTTGTCCCTGTCCCTGTGTGACAGTCAATGACAACAAGTAACAAGAGTGCGAATGCACGGCACTCATGTAACACTTGTCGTCTGACATTGACAAAAGCGAACCCGAAAAAACCAGAAATGGAGGTACGAACATGACAACATTTTTCCTGCCCATGCTGCCGCCGACCAGTACGCACCAGCAGGTGGGACATACCATCGACAAGCAGGGACGGCACCGGTTCTACCAGCGTGGAAACGGCGAGGCAGAGGCGAAGCTGACTGCTCATCTCATGAAGCACATTCCGGAGCAGCCGTACAGCGGTGCGGTTCGTGTGGTGGTGAAGTGGTGCTATCCCAGAAAGGCAAAGCACCAGAACGGCGAACCCTATACCAACAAGCCGGATGTGGACAACCTGTGCAAGGCACTGTTCGACATCATGACCCGGCTGCACTACTGGAACGATGACAAGCAGATCTACAGTGCAGTGGTGGAGAAGTTCTGGGCAGATGTGCCGGGGGTGTTTGTGAAGATCGAGGAGGCAGAGGAGCATGAGTGAGATTAAATTGAAAAACTGTCCGTTTTGTGGTGGCGAGGCGGAAATGGGATTCCGTGACGCTAGTGCTTTTGTGATGTGTACAAAATGCCTTGCAAGAAGTAGAACGGTTGTGGCGTGTGTTGACTATACTGCGAGAGAAGTTGCTGCTGATGAATGGAATCAGCGGACAGACCAGCCGCCGAAAGCACGCTGGACACGAGAAGATGTCACGAGTTACGACGGTGAAACGATCAAGAATGGGGCTGCTGTCTGTGGTAGATGCAAAAAAGCGTTTTTTATGCCGACAGATACGTTTGATTACTGCCCGAACTGCGGAGCAAGAATGGACTTGATTGAAACAGATGATGACCTTTTACGGTTGATTCAGAAAAAAACGGAGGGAGAGAAATGAGTGAGGTTAAAAGCTGCCCGTTTCGCAAAAGCGGAACGTATATCAGCATCGATGATTACCGCAAGAAAAACGGTTGCTTAGGCTGCGATCTGGAATCAACTGAGTGCTGTGCGGACTGCATTGTGCCGGAGACCTGGGAGGCAGATGTAGCACCTGTGATACACGCACATTGGATTGAGAAATGCAGTAAGGTATATTGCTCTGCGTGCAGAAAAAGCAATAAGGCGTATCGGTCACCGTACTGTCCACATTGTGGTGCGAGAATGCACGAGGAGGCACAGCCATGAACACCAAGCACTGCGAAACCTGCGGCAAGCCGCTGATCGGCGTGAAAGGTGACCGGAGATTCTGCAACGCCTGTGCCATACGCCGGCGAAAAGCGTATCAGAAACAGTATCGGGAGAACCGGAAGAAACGCTAATACACGCCGAGCGTAAGCCTAACGCACGCGGGCGTTAACCGAGCGTTAAACCAAAAAAGGAGTGGATTCACATGGAAAACAAGCAAATCAAGAAAGCCACGCTCTGCTGGCGGTGCAGGCACGCCGTTCCCAGTGCGTCAACCGGATGCAGCTGGTCACGCCGCTTTGTGCCGGTCGAGGGCTGGACTGCGGAAAAGCACCAGCAGGAACAGAGCGGCAGCGTTTACGAAACCTACTGTGTGATCAGCTGCCCGCTGTTCCAGAAGGACGGCGGGAACAGTGCCGACAGCTGCAAGGACGATACCGGCTGCGTCCGCATCGCAGAGCATATCCTGCGAGGGCAGATGAACCGGTACCGCACTGCACTGGAACGCTATGCCGGAACCCGGAGCGACAACGATCTGGCACAGTTCCGGTCGATCGAGCGTGACCTGCTCACGCCGTACTATGCGGCACTGACGCTGCACAGCATTGACCTGCGGCAGGTGTGCAATGAACTGCGGCAGAAGGCAGGACTGCCGGAATTGGAGGAGATGCAATGACCATCGAAGAAAAGATCACACGCTATCGTGATATTCCCAAGCTGATAAGAGATCTCCAGATCGACAAAGAAATCTGCACGTCTGTAAAGTCGGTGCAGTTCGACAGCATCGGAGCCGCACACGGTTCTGCCGAAAACCGCACGGAACAGAAGCTGCTGCGTGCCGCAGAGATCGACGAGGAGATCGGGCAGCTGGAACAGGAACGGGATCAGCTGAAACTGGGGATTTTGCAAGAGATCAACCGTGCCATTTCCGGCGGCGGTGTAAAGGAAGCGGAAATGCGGATCATACTGAAATCGCATCTGCTGACGGGAAACAGTCTGAAGCAAATCTCCCGTTTGGTGGTGCATCGGGACTATGGTGTGACGAGAAAGATTTTTCATGAGGGGCTTGCCATGCTGGAAAAAACCTCACACAATCTCACCGAATCTCACTTGCAGTAATCCACATTCCATGCTATACTTATACTGACGAAAAAAGCAAAACGTCGTGAGGATTTCCTTGCGGCGTTTTTTGTATGCCTAGAGAAAGGACGTGACCGCATTGAACGAACGCCAACGAAAATTCGCGGAATACTACTATCAGTGCGGAAACGGTGCTGATGCGGCGAGGAAAGCCGGGTACAGCGAAAGCTATGCTGCACATCGAACCGATGAATTGTTGAGAAATGTGGAGATTGCCGCCTACATCAAGCAGCTGTCTGAGGCTGCCCAGACCGCACGCATCATGACGGCACGGGGCCGGCAGGAGCTGCTGTCCGACATTGCCAGGGACGAGGACAACGCCGCCGCAGACCGTATCCGAGCTGTGGACACGCTGAACAAGATGACGGGGGAGTACACCACAAAGGTGGAGGCATCGGTGCAAAAAAATCCGTTTGCAGAACTTACCACAGAAGAACTGCGGAAAGTGATCGGCAGTGGATAAGCGGCTGATCGTGCTCGGTGCGAAGGCGGAACTGGCAAGGCGTGACTTTTTTGCCTATTGCAGCCTGATGGCACCTGACTTTTATCAGCCTGACCGGCAGTATCTTGTGCGGCTGTGCAGGGAGTTTCAGGCGTTCGTGGAATCTGATGACGAGGTGATGATCGTGAATCTCCCGCCCCGTCACGGCAAGTCCAGAACGGCCGGTCTGCTGGTGGAGTGGGTGCTCGGCCGTGATCCCTCTCAGAAAATCATGACAGGCTCTTACAACGAAACGCTTTCCACCATGTTTTCCAAGAATGTGCGAAACGCGATCTCCGAGCAAAAGGCGGACTTGTACATACCGGTGTACGCCGATGTGTTCCCCGACACCCGCATCAAGCACGGCGACGGGGCAATGAACCTGTGGAGCCTGGAGGGCGGCTACAACAACTACCTTGCCACATCGCCCACCGGTACGGCGACCGGCTTCGGGGCATCGCTGATGATTATCGACGATCTCATCAAAAACGCCGAAGAAGCCAACAACGAACTGGTGAAAGAAAAGCACTGGGCTTGGTTTACGGATACGATGCAGTCCCGTCTGGAGGAAAACGGAAAGCTGCTCATCATCATGACACGCTGGGCGACAGACGACCTCGCAGGGCGGGCGTTGGAGCACTACCGAAAGTCCGGTGCAAAGATGCGGCACGTCTGTATGAAAGCGTTGCAGGACGACGGCACAATGCTCTGTGATGCCGTGCTGACCAAAAGGTCTTATCTGGCAAAGACGAGTGCCATGGGAAAAGAGATCGCCGCCGCCAACTATCAGCAGGAGCCCATGGACATCAGGGGCAGACTGTATACCCGGCTACAGACGTACACCGCACTGCCAACGGATGAGAACGGGGAATCCCTGCTCCGGTATCTGCTGTGCTACACCGATACCGCAGACGAGGGCAGCGACTACCTGTGCAGCATCTGCTACGGCGTGTATAACGGCACATACTACGTGCTGGACGTGCTCTATACCAGTGCACCCATGGAAACCACCGAGCCGCAGACTGCACAGATGCTGACCGAGCACCGCATTGGCTGTGCGATCATCGAATCCAACAACGGCGGCAGAGGGTTCGCCAGAAACGTGGAACGGGAATGCCGGAAGCTGGGGAACCGGCACACGAAAATTACGTGGTTTCACCAGCATAAGAACAAGATTGCACGGATTTTATCCAACAGCACCGGCGTGATGCAGAACGTGCTGTTTCCGGTGAACTGGGCAGACCGCTGGCGGGATTTTGCCGGTGCGGTGCTGTCCTATCAGCGTACCGGAAAGAATGCCCACGACGACGCACCGGACGCGTTGACCGGAGTGTATGAAAATCCCAAGCCGCTCGGCATGTGGCTTGTGTAGGAGGTGAAAGAATGCTTCACATCGGAGAAATACAAACGCTGCTGAACACAGCATACGGGGATCCGCAAAAGGCACAGGCACGCATCGGGCGGCAGTACTACCACGCCCGCCATGCAATACAGAACTACCGCCTGTTTTACTATGATGCTCACGGAGAGCTGCAAGAGGACAAAACCAGAAGCAACATCAAAATCTCACACCCGTTTTTCACGGAACTGGCAGATCAGGAAGTGCAGTATCTGCTCAGCAACCGTGACAGGATCGTGGTCGCCGAAGATGACCGGCTGCAAAAGGAACTGGACAGCTACTTCAACGAGAACGACCGCTTTCGGGCGGAGCTGGCAGATGCCTGTACAGATGCGGTGGTCTGCGGCTGGGGCTGGCTGTACGCCTATATGAACGCAGACGGCAGGCTGGCGTTCCAGTGTGCCGATGCGTTGTCTGTGGTGGAAGCGGACGGCAGATACACTTCTGACGGCAGGGACTATGTGCTGTACCGGTATCCGCAGCGGACAGACATGTACGGGCACACAGTGTACAAGGTGCTTGTCATGGACGACACGCAGACGTGGACGTATACGCAGCCGGACAGCGGCACGATCACGCTGGACGAACCGGAAAACGGGCTTCCCAATCCACGGCCGCATGTGCTCTACAAAAAGGGCAATTCCGACGATACCTACTTCGAGGGGCTGGGATTTCTGCCGTGGTTCCGCATCGACAACAACCGTGAACGCGTTTCGGGGCTTCAGCCGGTGAAGTCGCTGATCGACGACTATGACCTGATGTCCTGCGGGCTGTCCAACAACCTGCAGGACGCGGCGGAGTATCTGGTGGTCGTGTCCGGATACGGCGGCACAGACATGACGGAACTGATGCAGAACATCAAGACCAAGAAGGTGATCGGCACCGGTGAAAGCGGCGGGGTGGATATGAAAACGGTAGAAGTGCCCTATGAAGCCCGCAAGGTCAAGCTGGAACTGGACAAAGAGAACATCTATCAGTTCGGCATGGGCTTCAACGCCGCACAGGTCGGCGACGGCAACATCACCAACGTGGTCATCAAGTCCCGGTACGCCCTGCTGGACATCAAGTGCGGCAAGCTGGAAACACACCTGCGGCAGATGATGGGCGGCATCATCGACGTGGTATTGCAGCAGATCAACAAGGACAGGGGGACGGCGTTCACCCGTGCTGACGTGAAAATGGACTTCACAAGAACCTGTATCACGAACGAATCCGACAACGCGGCGATCGGCAGTGCGGAAGCTGCTGCCGTGCAGATCAAGGTAAACACCCTGCTTGCCGCGGCGGCACAGCTGGGCGTGGAAGCCGTGCTGCAGCCGCTGTGCAAGGTGCTGGAACTGGACGAGGCAGAGGTGCGGAAGTCGCTGGAACAGACGGACGGTGCACAGCTGGACAGCCTGATGCAGCAGCTGGAAGAAGGTGCGGCAGATGACACCGGCACAGAAGCAGACCACGCAGTATGAGCTGCTTTCCGAGAAAAAAGTCATGGAGCAGCTGGAACGATCGTATCAGAAAGCACTGGAAGATGTCAAGGACAGGCTCCGGCAGCTGGACGAACGGACGGATGAGGAAAATCGGCAGGCTGTTGCCTACCAGAAAGCGTTTCAGCAGGGCTTGCAGAAGCAGCTGGAACGCATTCTCGGAAAGCTGCACAGCAAGACGTACCGCACCGTGCAGGAGTACTTGCAGGACTGCTATCTCACAGGGCACACGGCGGTGCTGTACGAACTGCAAAGCGACGGGCTGCGGCTCTCGCTGCCAATTCCGCAGGATAAGGTCTGTCAGGCTGCCGTCAACGACACGAAGCTTGTAAAGCCGCTGTATGACAGCATCGGCGAGGATTTTGCCGGACTGAAAAAGCATATCACCGACATCGTTTCCGCCGGCTTTGCATCTGGTGCAAGCTACGGGGATATGGCGAACCAGATCACCGGTAAAATGATCGGCAACTATGCCACTATGCGTGGCGGGGCACTGGGACGGGCAAAGCTGATCGTCCGCACCGAGGGAAACCGCATCGCCAACGCTGCCAGACTGGAAGCCGCCAGAACGGCGAAGCAGCAGGGGGCAGATCTGGTGAAGCAGTGGGACAGCACCATGGACAAAAAGACACGCCCGCACCATGTCCAGCTGGACGGGCAGGTCCGCGAACTGGACGAGCCCTTTGAGGTGGACGGCAGAAAGGCACAGGCACCCGGTAAGTTTGGCATTGCGTCCGAGGACATCAACTGCCGCTGTCACGCCTACAGCCGCCCCAGATGGGCGGTCAGAGCCGACGGCGATTACAAGTATGACAACCAGCACAGAGCCCTTGTGAAGGTTTCCAGTGAATCATACGCGGCATATCGTGCGGGATACGTGCAGGAAACAGCAGGGAAGCCGGACGGAACAGTTCCGGTTCCTGCGGGGCACGCTGTGGAAGTCACGCCGCCTGCAACAAAGGACAACGGCGGTACGGGAAAGACGTATCGGGCGGAGAAAATCGGCGGAAAGGCGTTGACTTCTGGGGCGGATAGTGGTATAATAAAAGAACAGGAACGAATGCAAAGTTCTTCGGATTATGCTGTTCCAAAAGATCTGGTAAAAAGCAGAGAGTTCAGGAGCAAGTTTGATTCCATGGATTCAGATAAAAAAATCCAACGGCAGTATTATCAGGTTGCTAAGAAAATGCTGAGCCATCGTTCTGGCACAAACGGTGAAGACCTGTACTTCTACAATACCAGAACGAAGAAATGGTATTCTTCAACAACAGGAACGCAAGCCGGAACGCCGGACTATACGGAAGAAATCCGCAGAGCGTTGCAAGAATCTGAAAAAGATGAAATCGTTTCGTTCCATAACCACCCGTTAGGTATGCCGCCGAGTGCCGGCGATCTGAACGCTGCATTGAAAAATGGGTATCAAAAGGGTTATACAATCGGGCATGACGGTATAATATTTGAGTACACAAAGCCGGAATATCTGATTGATCAATCAATTTATAACACCAGAATCTCGAAGTACAAAGATCTTGGTCAAACTGAATTTGAAGCACAGTATAATGCTCTAATCGATTTATCAAGATTATATGGCTTTTCAGTAAAAGAGGTAAAATAGCATGGATGGGAATAACGTAAATACAGATGGATTTATTTGCAGAGAGTGCGATGGAGATTTATCTGATTTTGCAAAAAGAGATGCAAAATATGCAAACTATACGCAGGAAGATTTCGATATGGAATTTGAAAAATTCAAAAAGGAATTTGCAGAAAAGCACAAAAATGATTAAAGCTATCTCAAAATGCCTGCTATTTTGAGAAGTAAAACCAAATACCACAGAAAGCATCTCAAAACGGGGTGCTTTTTTCTATGCCCGAAAGGAGAATCTATGAAAGAAATGACATTCGGCGGTGCATTGGAAGCACTGAAAGCTGGAAAGAAAGTCGCCAGAACCGGCTGGAACGGCAAAGGAATGTACTTGTACCTTGCTGACGGAAAATTACTGACGCAGGAAATCGGTGACGGAAGTTATCCGTTTACGGACAGCGTTGTTATGAAAACCGCAGATAACCGGTATTGCATCGGCTGGCTGGCTAGTCAGACCGATATGCTGGCGGAAGATTGGCATATCGTAGAATAGGCCACGAAAGGAGAAAAACATGGGAACATACAGAGCAACAGAGTTGAAAGACACAGTATCGCTGATGTGCAGCGACGACTACAAGGAACGTTTTAAGGCAGAATATGCACAGGTGGCTGTCCGGTATCAGAAGCTGAAAGCAATGCTGGACAAATGGGACGAAGGCAAACTGAACTTCCAGCCGACCTGTCCGAGAGGTATCTATAATTTCCAGATCAGAGCGATGGCGGATTATATCTCCAGTCTGGAAGCACGTGCAGCGATCGAAGACATCGAACTGTAATCACCGCCCCGACCATGGGCGAAAACTGGCGGAGGGACGGAAAACAAGAACGATTCAGCCAGCGGGTACGGCGTTCTTTTATCGAAAAATCAGCATCTGAGCGATCAGGTGCTATTTTTATACCCAATTTTCAGAAAGGAATGATACACATGGCAGACGAACCGAAGAAGAATCCGGCACAGCCGCCTGAACCCGACGCGTCGCCGCCGGAAAAGACTTACACAGCGGCAGAGTACAACGCGTTGCAGGTGCAGCTGCAACAGGCACAGGACGCGTTAAAGCAAGCCCAGAAGCAGACCAAGGCAGACAACGCCGCCAAGCAGGCACAGGAGAGCACACGCATCACACAGCTGGAAGCGGAACTCGCCAAGGCGAAGCTGGACGCTGCGGTACAGGTGGCACTGCTGAAAGCGGGAGCACTGGACACCGACTATCTGGCGTACAAACTGCAAGGCATGGACGGCGTGGCTCTGGACGATAAAGGCGATCTGACAGGCTGGGACACCACGCTGGAAACGCTGAAATCCCAGTATCCGACGCAGTTCGCGGCGGCAGAGAAAAAGCAGATACTGGAACAGAAGCTGCCGGACAACAGCGGCGGCTCTGCGGTGACTGCTGATGCGTTTGCAAAGATGTCCTACGCCCAGCGGCTGGACTTGTACAAGACCGACAAAGACACATACGACACCCTTACCGGGAGAAAAGGAGAATAACCATGGCAGAAACAACAACTATTAAGGACCTTGTAAACCCGCAGGTCATGGCGGATATGATCTCCGCCAAAATCACCAATAAGATCGTCGTCACTCCGTTCGCAAAGGTGGACACCACCCTGCAGGGCGTACCGGGTGACACGATCACCGTGCCGCAGTACAGCTACATCGGCGATGCGGTAGACGTTGCCGAGGGCGTAAAGGCAGACACCGTAAAGCTCCAGACCAGCACCACCACCGTGAAGATCAAGAAGGCAATGAAGGCAGTGGAGCTGACCGATGAGTCTGTGCTGTCCGGCTACGGCAATCCGGTGGCAGAAACCAATAACCAGATCGGAAAGTCCATCGCGGCGAAGGTCGATGCCGATGCCATGGCTGCGTTGCAGGGGGCACAGCTGACCTATGACAGCAGTGCGGCGGCGATCAAGTACGCCGGCATTGTAGACGCCATTGACGTGCTGGACGAGGAAGTGAATACGGACAAGGTCATCTTTGTGCACCCGAAGCAGGTGACACAGCTGCGGAAGGACAGCGATTTCCTCAGTGCAGACAAGTACAAGGACGGCGTGATGCTGACCGGTGAAATTGGCATGGTGGCAAACTGCCGCGTGGTGCCGTCCAAGAAAGTGCCGCTGCACAGCGAGTGGTATTACTTTGACGAAAGCGGCACGGCGGCGACTGAGGGGAACATCGCGGAGATCCGGAAAACCCTGCCCGCTGCAAAGGTCGGCGACAAGGTCACAAAGTCCACTACGGCGTGCTACTTCTGCCCCATCGTCAAGCTGAATCAGGACGACGAAACCGAGGACGACACTGCCGCACTGACCATTTACCTGAAGCGTGACACCAACGTGGAGATCGAACGTGCAACCCTGTCCAGAAAGACAGACATCAGTGCAGACCGGTTCTATGCGGTAGCACTGTCTGACACCTCCAAGGTGGTACTGGCGAAGTTCAAGAAGTGAGGAGTGAGAATGCGAAATGTTAATGACAGTAGAGCATCTCCGAAAATTTGTGGACACCGAAACACCGGACGAACTGCTTGCGGAATATCTTGCCGCACTGGAAGCTGCGATCCGGCAGGAAACGCACAACACATTTACAGAACGCGGCTTCCGGTATGTGACGGCGATTCAGGGCGGTGTCATGCTGACACCGAGCCTGCGGATCCTGACAGGGGACACCGTGCAGATCGGCGAGCAACTGTACACGGTACTGCCGGACAGCATGCTGTCACCTGCTCCGGCGGACACCGATTCTGCGGTGCTGCACCGTGTAGCATATCCGCCGGACGTGGTAATGGGGTGCGTGGAAATTCTGCGGTACAAGCTTAGCAGGGCGGGGCAGAACGCCGCCGACAGGGCGGGAATTGCATCGGAAACCATCAGCCGGCATAGCGTGACCTTTTCCGGAGAGGACGCTTACAGCGGCATTCTGGGCGTTCCGGAACGGCTTGTCAGATTTCTGGACAGATACCGGAAAGCGAGGTTTTGACCATGTACGGACGGATCGGCGGAAATACCGATGCACAGCTTGTGCGTTTGAAATCCGTTGTCAATACGATCGGAGAATCCGAGCCGCAGGAAGCATCTGCGGTCACGCTGCACGGCTGGCTGGACATGACCGGCGGGGACAGCCGGTATACCACATATCATGCCAAAACCGAAGAAGCCACGCATGTGTTTGTGGCGGACTGGGTGCAGCTGCCGGAGGACTTCTCTCCGGAAAACTGCCGCCTGCTCTGCGGCGGAAAGCGGTATGACGTACTGCAAATCGATAACCCTATGGGCATGGCGGACGGCTCCCAGCTGGAGATCTATCTGCGGTATACGGGAGGTGCGGCACAGTGAAAATGGAAACGGTATCACTGGAAACGCATATCCTGGAGGCTGCCGATCTGATTGACAGCGCTGTGGAACAATTTCTCACGGAAATGGGTGCGCTGCTGTCGGCAGATGCTGCGGCAATGTCTCCCGTAGACGAGGGGCAGCTGAAAGGCTCATGGGACTATGTTGTTGACACGGCAGAGCATTCCGTTACTGTTGGCAGCAACCTAGAAAACGCCGTCTGGAATGAGTTTGGGACAGGTTCCCATGCAGCGAACGGTGACGGCAGAGCGTCCCCTTGGTACGTCCCTGTTGCTGGATACACCGGGTCAAGGAAACCGACATATCAAGGGAAGGTCACGGTTGTATACGGAAAAAACGGAGTGCAATATTACAAGACGGACGGTAAGGCAGCGCAACACACGTTGCAGCACGCAGCAGATCAAGACCTGCCGAAAGCAGAACAGCGTCTGGCTGCAATTGTGAAACGAGGTGTGTCATGACAAAAGAATTGCTGGCGGCGGTAAAAGCTCGCCTGGACACAGCGGAAATACCATATCAGTATGAGACCTATCAGACTGCCGGAAAGCTGCCGTCGGTCTACTGTGTCGGACATTGCAGCAGCAGCCCGGTCACAGAAGAAAGCGGTATGCTGTCCGGGACGTTCCTGCTCACGTTGGTTGGGACGAGCTGGGATGCACTGATAACTGCCCGGGAGAGAATTTGCAGGGCGTTCCCCAGAGTCACCGGATATAGCACATCCGGTGATGATTATGCAGTGGTGCTGTTCTTTAACAGCGCTGTTGCTGCTCCGTGCGACGATGCACGGCTGAAAAAAATACAGATCAATCTGAAATACATAGAATGGAGAGTGGAGTAATATGCAGGCAGGACAACACGGCATGACCCAAAATACATTAGAGCGGATCTGGCTGGGCGCAGGGACGATCCACAAAGGACTGACGCTGACGACCGGCACCTCCGGCGGCAATGCACAGTTCAATTTTAAAGAAACGTTGTTGTGTGCGACATCCGGCGGTAACAGCCTGGAGATCACCAGCACACTGTACGATGTGCCGATCGACGGCGTAGGCGTCAAGGTATACGGCGGTGTGGTAAAGACCGGAGAGACCGGCACAATGACCATCAATGCTCTGGACATGACGCCAGAGCTGCTGAACCATGCCTTATTTTCCGATCTGGTAGAATCGCAGGGCGCAAAAGACTACCTGGTCGGCACGACCGGACAAAAGATTGAAGAAAAGCACTGGATCGACAAGCTGGCGTATGTGGGCGAAACGTTGAAAGGCCGTAAGCCTATTGTCATTGTTTTCGATAAAGCCATCTGCACCAGCGGCGCAAAGGTGGACGGCAAGAGCTTTGAAGCGAGTGTGCTGCCGCTGACATTTGAGGCATACCGGACGTATTCTGACGGCGACCGCATGACAGGTCTGAACATCTATATCTATTATCCGAAAACAAGCGCAGATGTCCAGAGCGTAGCTGCCAGCGCGGCAGCGTCCAAGTGAAAGGAGCAGGCGTATGAAGCAGGTAAATATGCGGGAACTTACCGCAGAGGATATGGGGATGCTGTTCGACATCGCATCCGCCATTGGTTCAGACGAGATCGCAGCTCTGACAGAAGATCCAGCGATCGCCGCTGCCATTTCCCGGCTCGGCAGCGGAAATTTCCGTGAGGTTGGTGCAGTAGCTGCAGCAAAGGCGGCCGCTATTATCATCCGAAACTATCGGAAGTGTGAGCCGCTGCTCCGGCAGCTGCTGGCATCGGTTACCGGGAAATCTGAGGCAGAGATCGCAAAGTCCGGCGCAGGCACATACGCTGCCATGCTGCGGCAGCTTGTCACCTCGCAGGGAATGAAGGATTTTTTCACGGAATTGCTGCCGTTTGCGGCAGCGGAGACAGCATCACCGGATTCTGCGAGTTGATCTGGCGGCGGTATGCTGACCCTATGGGGCTGCTTGGCGCTGCTCTCCGGCAGCATCGGTTCGCAGAGACGGTCTGCAAGATATATGAGGAATCCTCCCGGCAGCAGTGCTGGGAGTTTTTCCTGCATCAAGTGCGCGACAAGTCTTTCCAGGAATTTATGGACGGGCTACAGACCGGTTCTGCAAAGGAACGGTCTCAGCACATCCGGAAAGAAGACGTGCCGGCGCTGATCCGGCAGAATATCGCCCGGTTTGAGAAGATGCAGTTCGGTGCGGCAGAAAAAATCTATTGACGGGAGGTGAGAGAAAACGGATATTTTCAAGCTATTCGGCAAGATCGCCGTAGACAGCAGTGAAGCGCGAAAACAGCTGAAAACCACGCAGGACGATGCCGAAAAGACCGAGACGCGAATGTCTAAGGCATTCGACAAGATCGGGCAGGCGTTTGGAAAGGCGTTTAAAGGACAAAAAGGTGACATCTCTGACACCAAGGAATCTCTGCAAATCCTGACCAAAAAGGTGGAACTACAGCGGACGACACTGGACAAGCTGAAAGACAAGTACAAGGACCTTCGCAAAGAAACCGGCAAGGAATCCGACGAGGCGAAAGCCTGTGCGGACAACATCGAAAAGCTGAGTTCTGAGCTGAAAAGCAACGAGAAAAAGTTGAGTCAGGCACAGAAAGCCGCCGATCAGCTGAACCGGGAACAGAAAAATCTGGACGATTCCGCCGGAAAGGCGAAAAAATCGGTCAAGGAACTGGGGGACAGCGCCAAAAACACAGAAGGCGGATTTTCCGTCATGAAGGGCGCCATTGCCAATGTATTGGCGAGCGGTTTTGAAAAGCTGATCGATCTTGCCGCAAAGGCAGGACAGGCACTTTGGGATTTTGGCAAGGATTCTGTAGAATCTGCGGCAGAGGTGTCCGCGGAAAATTCTGCCTTTGACCAGATCATGGGCAATTATGCCGGTGCTGCACAGAAAAAGATGCAGGGGGTGGCAGATGCCACCGGTGTGGTATCCACCCGGCTAACCGGGAGCATGACCTCTCTCACTGCAAAGTTCAAGGGTCTGGGATTTGGCATAGAAGACGCCACCGACCTTGCGACAGGCGGCTTGACTCTGGCATCCGACGCAGCAGCGTTCTGGGATGTGTCTCTGGACGAGTCCATGGGGCATCTGAACAGCTTCATCAACGGATCCTATGAGGGTGGTGAAGCCATCGGTCTGTTTGCCAACGATACGCAGATGGCATCCTACGCCGTGGAAAAGGGCATCATCTCCGAGACAAAAGCATGGGCGAATCTGGACGAAGCCACAAAGCAGGCGACACGTCTGGAATATGCAGAAAACATGATGCAGGCTTCCGGTGCTGTCGGACAGGCGGCAAAGGAATCCACGCAGTACGCCAACGTGCAAGCCAATCTGACGGAAAAATGGCGGCAGTTCAAGGCGGAAATCGGCGAGCCGATCATGGAGAATTTCGTAATTCCTGCCATGCAAAAGCTTTCTGAGTGGATAGACATCGCACGGCAGAAATTCGAGGAGATTCAGCCGCAGATCGAGGACTTCAAGGAAAAACTCGGGGAATGGTGGGAAAAGGCACAGGAAGTTGCTGCCTTTGTGCAGGAATCTTTCCAGCCGGTCATCGATGCACTGAAAGATGCATGGAATAACCTGAAAGATGCAGTCTCGCCGCTGACCGAACTGTTTTCCGGATTTGTCGAAAGCGGCGGTGCGGCATCTACGGCAATGACGGTGTTCGCCGGAGCGTGTCAGTTTGTGGCGGGCGTGATCGGGATACTGTCCTCCCTGATAACGCCTGTAATTTCCACGATCAGCAGCACTATTGCAGAGCATCTGCCGGGCTGGATCGAGAAGATTCAAGCCATTGGCGAAAATTTAAGCTGGCTGCAACCGATCATTGCTTTGATCGGCACTGTCGTGGCGACAACAGTTTCCACCGTAGCAGGGCTGCTGAACGGGCTGTTCAACGCGATCGACGGCATTATACAGGCGATCTCCGGTGTATTCGAATTTTTGCAGGGCGTGTTCAATGTTTTTGTCGGCATATTTACAGGAGATACTGATCGTATCAAGCAGGGGTTCGGCGAAATGGGCACCGGTATTTCCAACACGTTTATGGGCTTGTGGAATACGGTTTCCGGCTATCTGACAGGCTTCCTCAATGGTGCGAAAGATACGTTCAAGGGCATCTTTGATTCTGCTTCCGAGAAGTTCAGCGGCGTAAAGGAAGTGGTTGACGGCGTTGTGCAGTGGCTGAAAGGCGTGTTCGACTTTGACTGGCATCTGCCGGACATCAAGCTGCCGGAGTTCCATTGGTCTGGTGAGTTCAGTTTAAGTCCACTGTCTGTTCCGCATTTGGACGTAGAGTGGCACGCAAAAGGCATGGTATTGAATCAGCCGACAATATTTGGCGTAAATCCGAGCAATGGAAAGATGATGGGAGGCGGCGAAGCAGGTCCTGAAGCAGTCGCCCCTATCGCCACATTGCAAGGCTATGTACAGGAAGCTGTCCGTGCCGAAAATGCCGGCGTGATGGAGCTGCTGTCTGAAATTCTGGCGGCGATACTGGACTACTTCCCGCAGCTTGTGGCGGCGTCCGGTCATGACATCAAAATCAACGGCAGAACGCTTGCGAAGCTGATCGCCTCCGACATGAGCCGCGAACTGGGCAGCCTGCAAAGCAAAGCGAGGAGAGGGGTGACATAAGATGAAAGGCATCAAATTTGACGGGAACCACTCGTATGATGCGTACCAGCTTTTTCTGAATTCCTACAGCATCGGCGAAGCGGAGCCGAACACCAACTTGGTGGAGATCCCCGGCGTAGACGGGGCTGTGGACTTTACGGAGTACTTCGGCGGCGTGACGTACAAAAGCCGCATACTGAAGATGCAGTTCACCTTTATCGCGGATCGCTTCGGGCTGAACGCGGCATATGCAAAGCTGCAAAACGCCCTGAACGGCAAGCGAGTGAAAATCGTGCTGGACGATGACAAGGATTACTTCTACACGGGGCGTGTATCTGTCGGGGAACTCTCTCCTGACGGGCAGATCGGGGAAGTGACGCTGACGGCGACCTGCGATCCGTATAAGTACAAGAACAAGGCTAGAACAGTGACCTGCTCCGGTCACACGGTCGGAAAAGGCGTTGGTACAGCTGGTGGTACGGCTGCCACCCTGATCCACGCCTCCGTCACAAACGCCGGCGGCGTTCCTGCTGTGCCGACGTTCAACGGCGACAAGGATTTCTATGTCACAGCAACGGAGCGGCACACAGGCGGCAGCAGCGACACGTACCTGAACGAATCCGAATCGCTGCCAAGCGGGAAAGATACGGCGATCAGCGGCGTTGAGATTCCTGCTGGGGCAACGCAGGAGTTCGGGTTCTGCTGTGTCGGAGAGGGTGATCTGACAGTGACGATAAAGCTGCAGGAAAGGAGCCTGTAAGAGTGTATAAGGTCAAAGTAGATGAGAAGCTGCTGTGCTTCACCGGCAGTGTCAACGGCATGGAGTACGTCACAGATCCTGATGTGAAGCTTGTGGTCAACGGCGTGGACAGCTTTTCCTTTGCGATCTACCCGCAGCATCCGCTGTACAAAGAGATCGCATGCAAGGTGTCCCGCGTGAAGATCTGGCGGGACAGCAAACTACTTTTTTACGGAGAAGTCACGGGATACAGTCAGGACATGTATGGCATACGCACGTATGACTGCGAGGGAGCTCTGGCATGGCTGAACGACCTGCACTTTGCCTACTCGATCAGCGGGGCAACGCCCAAAGACGTACTGTACTGGTATATCAAAATGTACAACCAAAAGCTGCGGGACAAGTCGAAAAGCTTCGAGCTGGGTGATGTGACGGTACATAAGGCAATGACGCAGGACGGAACAGAAGGAACAATTGCCCGCTCCAGTGGTGTGTATCCGTCCTTCTGGGAAGAAATCCAAGACAAGCTGCTGAACTCGTTTGGCGGCATTCTGCGTGTCAGATATGTCGGCAGCGATACCTGTGCCGGATATATCGACTGGCTTGCAATTCCGTCAGGAACCTGCTCACAGGACGTGCGATATGCCAAAAATCTGCTGAACTGCGACTGGGCATATGATTGTACATCAATTGCAACTGCTGTTGTACCGCTGGGAAAGCGAAAGGACAGCAGCGGAGATAACGAAGTCCGTCTTACGATAGATAAGGCGGACGATGACGATGCCACTTTTATGATCCAGTACATGACCGGAACGGACGATCTTGTGAAATCCGGAAACATGGTCTACAGCAAATCCCGCATGGAAAAGTACGGTCTGATACAGCAGGCTGTGACTTTTGACGACATTACAGACGCGGGAACGCTGGCGTATCAGGGAGCAGTGTGGCTGCGGCAGAACGGGAAGGCGGCAAGCACGATCCGTGCGGAAGCCATCGATCTGGCGGACATCGACGAAAGCGTGGAGCACTTCACACACGGCGACTATGTACGGACAAAGCTGCCGGGGGATTCCGCGGAGAGCCTTTTCCCCATAACCGCAATTGAGATTCCGATCGCGGCACCTGAAAATGCGAAGCTGACGGTAGGCACACAGGAAAGCGGCATCACAAGCGGAAGCGGCGGGCAGGGCGGCGGCAGCATTGCAGATGCCGGCTCCGGTGCCGATGCAATGGCTCATACACACTCCAACAAGGGCGTTCTGGATAAAATCATGGAGCAGGATTACGCGGACTTCAAAGGGGCTGTCAACAAGGCACATATCCACGCAAACAAAGACACGCTGGATAAGATCGATGAAACAGCGTGGCTGACTGTATACGGGCAATCCCATAGGCATGATAACGAGGAAGTGCTGGACAGAATCACGGCACAGGATTACGCGGACTTTAAAGCATCGGCAAACAAAGCCCATGTGCACGACAATAAAAGCACCTTGGACAAGATCGATGAAACGTCGTGGCTGCTGGTGTACGGGCAGACACACGTACATGAGAACCAGCCTGTGCTGGACAAAACAACTGCCAGCTATACCGCTGCCGAAAAGACGAAACTTGCCGGCATTGCTGCCGGTGCGGAAGTCAACCAGAATGCGTTCTCCACAATTGCATCTGGTTCAGCAAGATATACCGCGACAAGCAAAACTGCCGCTTTTGTGATCGAGGGTGAAGACGGTACTAGCGTTACACTTAGCACCAACGGCAGAGCAACGATTTCAAGCCATTCTCATAGCAATAAAGCAGTGCTGGACGCAACGACTGCCAGCTATACGACCGCGGAGCAGACGAAACTAAAAGGCGTTTCAGCAGGTGCCGAGGTGAATCAGAACGCATTCTCCACAATCGCAACGGGCTCCGCGAGATACGCTGCCACGGCAAAGCAGAGTGCTTTTTTGATAGACGGGGACGGTGGAACGTCGGTAAGTCTTGATACCAAGACTGGTCGCCTGACAGTATCCAGCCACACCCATGACAATAAGGCAGTGCTTGACCAGCTGAGCGAGGAACAGTGGAAGCTTATCAACGGTGCGGCAAATAAGGCACACGTTCATGACAATAAGGGAACGCTGGATAAGATTACAGATGTTGGCTGGAATACGGTTTATGGGAATACGCATTCGCATGAAAATACACTGCTAGATGTTAAGAATTATACGAACTACGCTCTTGCAAAAAGCGGCACGGCGGTTAAAGCTAATGCTCTGAGTGCTGGGCATATGAAGTACGGATATGTGCAAAACTCAACCACGACTGCTAATTCCGGGTATACTTGGGCAAGAGTAGCCTACTGTGAGGACACTGTCGGATACGATACGATCACCATGACGCTGTTGGCTACATCTGGGCACAATGGTGCTGGGCTGTTTAGCGTATCTTATCGTAACAGCTCAACGGGTAAAGCCTGTGATTGGATCAGGTTTGAGCAGATTTTTACGAATAAGCCTACCGGGTTAGCTAATGCGTATTTCAAATTTGTTGCGGTTTACACCGATAGCGGCGTTCGGTATGAGATATGGCATAACACACAGGTAAGATGGAATTCAACGCAATTTACGTGCTTAGCTGAGCAAGCCTACGCTGGTGCAAATACAAACAGATGGATATTTGAAAAACACGATGCCACTACGTTTCAAACAGCACCGCCTACTGGGAATAAAGAGGCAACGTACTACAACAACGGTGTAGTCAACACTGCCACCACCTGGAACGGCTTGATAAACGACGTTGATACATACAACTCGTCAGACACGTGGGTTTTAGTGAAAAAGGATAATCGAATTCAGCATCGATATGCGGGTGAACTGGACGTAAACTCTGCCAAAACATTGACCGATTCCGGCTGGGTAACCTGCCCCTTGGCTGTCACCGGCAATACGACGTATCCAAGCTCTTCCAGCATCATTAAAGTTAGAAAATACGGCAAGCTAGTCCGGCTTGAGGCAGCGGTCAAGTATAAGACAGCGTTTGGAACAGGTCACAATGTAGCAACAATACCAGAGGGTTATCGTCCGTCTGTGTTACAAAGAGAGCACGGTATTACATCGACTGCAACGGAAAAGATTTGGTTTGACGCAACCCTCGGCGTTGGTGGCAATCTGTCGTTTGCACCAGCAGGAAACAGCTCATACGAATTCAACCCTGCTAATTCGTATGAGTGCAGTATGACTTATTTTATTGACTGACTAGGAGGAAACTATGAAAGAAACAATCTGCACAGTTGCCGGCGTTGTCGGCAGCTTTATCGCAGGGCTGTTCGGCGGGTGGGACGCATCTATTCGGGCATTGCTGTTGTTTATGGCAATCGATTTTTTGACCGGTTTGATTTTGGCAGGCGTATTCCGGAAATCCCCCAAGACAGCTTCCGGCGGTCTGCAATCAAAAATTGGCTGGAAAGGCGTTTCCCGAAAATGTGTAACGCTGCTGCTGGTGCTGATCTCTGCACAACTGGATCTGATTCTTGGCACAACGTATATCCGTGATGCAGTCTGCATCGCGTTTACTGTCAACGAGCTGATTTCCATTTTTGAAAACGCCGGACTAATGGGAATCCCCATGCCGGCGGCGTTAAAAAAAGCAATTGACTTGCTGCAAAGCAAGGGAAAGGAAGATTAATTATGGCAATTTTAACCCCAGACAAAACAACCACGCTCGGCGGTGTGACCGTCAAGGAGTATCTGCTGACAAAGCACAACCCCAATCGTATTGACATGCCGACAGCACAGCTGACAGGCAAGGTGCTGGGCGTGACGATCCACAACACTGACCGCATCAAGACTGCCGCCGTCACTACGCCAGCAGAGCAGTACACCCGTGCGACTGTCAACGGCAACATGAAGACCGTGCGGGTACACTACTATGTGGACAGCACCTGTGCGTGGCAGAATCTGCCGCTGTCGCTGTCCGGCTGGCATGCTGCCGACGGCAGCGGAAACGGCAACCGCAGAACCATCGCCATTGAGTGCATCATGAATGGCAGCGGTGACGCAGCAGACAAGCGGGCAGAGGAAAATGCTGCACGTCTGGCAGCTGCACTTCTGAAACAGCATGGATTGGGCATCAACCACCTGTACACGCACACACACTGGCTTAACGTCCGTGACGGGCGGAACGGGACCGTGGATCAGCTGAACACCATGCACAACAGTTATAAAATGTGCCCGGCGTATATCTTGCCGCACTGGGTGGCGTTCAAAGCAAAGGTACAAGCCTATCTGAATGGCACTTCTGCTGCAAAGCCGGCTGCATCGACTGCCCTGCGATACGACTGGAAGCAGGGGCAGGCGGTGCGTCTGTACAAGACCAGGACACAGCTGTTTTCCAGTGACACGGCTACCAAGGCGGCAAACACGTTACCAGCTGGCGTGTACTACATCTACGACGGCAAGCAGTGCAAGCTGGGACGTTTCCGGATCACAACGCGTAAGGCGTACTGCGGTAAGACACCGGCGGGGAAGTACGTTACGGGGTATGTGAGCGTGGATAATTTTCGGAAAGTGTAAATAAGGCATAATTATACAGAAAAACCGGCAGCACAAAACAGGAAACCTCCTGCTGTACTGCCGGTTTTTTTGTCATAATCTTATTATCATCTTTTACAGTTAAGTCCGCCAAATTGCAAAAGCTGACAATCGGAACGCATAAGAAATCACCCGTGATACTCCACTTCCAACCGCGTGTTTTTGCGGTCAAATACGATCCTGTTGACAAACGTGTGGAGCATGTCGTTTTTCAGCCCTGCCGGTGCATCGGATTCCAGAAGTGTAACGTTTGACAGGATACGCTGCCGCAGCTTTTCTGCCGCAGATTCCTGGGTTTCTTTCGGCGGAGCAGGCTTCGCTTCCAGTTCTTCGATTTCCTTTTGGATTCTGGCTTTGTTCTGCCTGTACTCCTCTATCGTGTCAATGCCGTTTTCATACGCCTCCCTGACACGGGCAAGTTTCTTTCTGGCACGCTCCAACGTTCTCTTGTTGTCCTGCATCTCCTGACTTTCTGCAGCGTTTTCCGGAATCAGTATGGTGCGGAAATTCTGTGCCTCCACATCGCTTTTGATCTTATCAACAATCATCTTGTCAATATATTCCAGCTTGATATAGTGAGATACATTGCACTTCCCGTGTGCGTAGTTGTGGCACTGGATCCCGTTGCCACGGCCAAGCATACATA